CTCACATCCCTCCACTGTCCCGCCAACGCCTCTCACATCCATCCACTTTCCCGCCAACGCCTCTCACACCCATCCACTCTCCCGCCAACGGCTCTCACATCCATCCATTTTCCCGCCAACGCCTCTCACTTTCCCGCCAACGGCTCTCACATCCATCCATTTTCCCGCCAACGGCTCTCACATCCATCCATTTTCCCGCCAAATTTTTTTTACAGGAGAAAAAAATTGATTTTTTTCTGGTGTTTTCAGGTCTTCTTCAGTTGAAGACCAAGAATGTACTCAGGAAAGTTGATGTTTAGAAATGCGCCTTGTGGATGCGTTTGGCAATGCTTTGTATACTTTTTATATGGTGGATATGACAAGGAATCTTTCTCTAAGTTTGCCCCATGCCCTTCTTGTTCGGACGAAGACGACACTCTAACAGATGAAGAATTTTATATCAAGGAACAATCGGAGATAGAAAAATTATGGGAGATGTGGCTTGAGGAGACTAGGGAACCTGGAACAACCGACGACGAATGGTATACTGAACACTATGCTAATTTTTTTATAAGTAAAGCGTAAATAAATATATAAGTTATTAATTTTCTCACTTATAAAGTGAAAAAATTTTTCAGACACTCACACTTCTCGTCGTCTCCTCGCGTCGCCTGCCGTGTCCCCTGTCCACCTGCCGTCTCCTCGTGTCGCCTGACGTGTCCCTGTCGTCTCCTCGTGTCGCCTGACGTGTCCCTGTCGTCTCCTCGTGTCGCCTGTCGTCTCCTCGTGTCGCCTGTCGTCTCCTCGTGTCGCCTGTCGTCTCCTCGTGTCGCCTGTCGTCTCCTCGTGTCGCCTGTCGTCTCCTCGTGTCCCATGCCGCCTGTCGTGTCCTTGTGTCGCCTGCTGTATGTACCCCCTGTCTACCTGACGTCTCCTAGTGTCGCCTGTCGTCGTCTCCTCGTGTCGCATGCCTCAATCAATATAAGTGGTTATAAAAAAATCTAATAACTTATATTTATTTATCTAAACATTTCTCTTCATCTCCCATTTTTCATTCACACACAAACAAAGCGCACCCTTCATGTCAAACCTCTTCTTCGTCTTCAAAATACTTACGTTATAATACTCTCTGATATTTTCAAACTCTCTTAGGAATGGCGCCAAATCCACTCGTGAACCACGTGGTGCAAGTGTAATAGTCGTATACAATCGATAGAAAATGTCGACGCTGACATTCTCGAGCATCTCCAAGTTCTGATAGATCATTTGCTTCTTCTTCTTCGTCTTCATTCGTGTCATCAAAGTTTTATTGAACGACTCCTTGGAAATTTCATTCTTCAAAAACTTCATTCTGATATCAACGTTCGTTTCGAACGTGTCATCGTCAGTCTGATACTTTGGCATCAAATGTCCCTTGACATCGACAGTTCTTCTATGAATGTCGTAAATCATGCCTAAACTGCCGCGGTCAATAGTAAGAAGTTTGCCGCGAATTGCAGTCTCAATTGTATATATTGGAACCAATCGGTCGTTGCCCCTGCAAACGTTGTCATTGTGTTCGTTCACTCTGTTCTCTCTCATATACTGATAATACAATGGCGCGTGTACAGTACCTTTGTCGACTTTACCAGTACGGAAGTCCCAAGCAGTGCCTTTGCCGCCATTGCAGGGAGGAGGACACCAAATCTGGTAGCAACCGCCATCTTTGAATGTCTCGCGGGAACAATTGGGGCAGTACTTGCACTCCTTCTTCTTCATTTTGACAGTCTCGACGTCGCTGGCATCGCAAGTGTGGTCGTCGTCCGCCTTGATTTGTTCGCACTTGACACAAACAGCCACTTCACAGATACCACATTTGTACTTGCAGTTGAGGTAACCGTTGCATTTGTCACTTGGACACTGCTTGATCACAGAAACCTTTGGCTCGTCCACTTCAACAGGAATGTCAGCACCGGGTGTATCAACTCTAGTATATTCAGCCTCAAGCTGCTGGATTTGATGTTTGAGTGTGCGAATCTGTGCTAGTATTGCCGCCTTCTTCTTCTCATTTTCAATAACAACCATTGTTTGAGGTAGCAGAGCCTCCTGCTTTGCAAACTCTATACCTTCGATATGGTTTTTGTACTCCTTGTTGAGAAAAGATTTCGGAAAACTTGTGTCAAGGAAATCATCGTTCCACTCCTTCTTACAAGACATACACGAAGCAGAAGACTCACTTGTAATGTATCTCTTTGCACATCTCATACAAGAAGAAAAATCACAATAAACACATGTGACCTTTTTGTTGATACGATTGATGTTCTCGACGCAGATATCGCAGGTTTCTTTAACAGTAGACATTTTACAAACAGCTGATTTTTTTTTAAAAACACCTGAAAAAAATCAATTTTTTCCCCCACATCTTGCCCGCCGCCCCCCCTCGCGCCTCGTTTCCCGCCAAAAAATTTTTTCACTTATAAAGTGAGAAAATTTTATATTTATAAATAATCTAGAAAAAATCCGGGTTCCACTCGTTGTCCCCGTCAAGGAAGTCATCCAGGAACTCGTTGATGTAACCGTCGCCTATCTTCTCGTCGCTGTAATACGCATCTCCAAAATCTACCACATACATTTTCCCATCCTTCTCTATAAAATTGTAGGGTGATATATCCACATACTCGATCGCCTCCTCTTCCAATAGAGTATTCAGAATATGACGTATCTTATTCCAAATATCTTCAGGGACAACAGCTGGATCATCGCCATAATTATCAAACACACACTCGTCGCCAAGGTCTTCCATCTCTATTACGCACTTATCGTCATCGAAAGTTGTGTTGAGTATCTTTGGACTGAAACCATGAGAAGCAGAAATATTCTGTAACTCAATCTCTAATTCAGCATCTTTGCGAGTTTTATTCTCGTCATATACAATAGTCTTAATGAAGCTCATTCTGAAAATTGATTAAAACGCCGTTTCAAAAGTTCAATTTTTTTTTTCAGCAAACAGGTTTATGAAGTCCACGTCAATGAGGTCTAGACACTGATTGATCTCTCGAATGAAAGTAGAAACGATCTTTTGAGGTTCAGATTCAAAAACTCGTTGCCTTGATTCTAAAGTCGCTTTGTCTCTTTCAGGTGCTTCAAGTCTCAATACCATATTAAAACTACCATTTATCAAAGCAATCATTGACTGTTTATCGAATACATCATTTGTAATCATTTGTTCAAACAATTTTTCATCGAATTGGTCATCAATAATCCTATAAGTATCCGTACCTTTTTTAATATATCTCAATAGCCTATCCCTGATATCTAGATACAAACGTACAATCCATTCATAATCAGGCGACTTCGAGTTAACAGTTTCATCTATACTATCGTAGAAAGCCTGGTAATAAGTATCTCTAACTTGCTTTTCAATATCTGACATTTTATATTATACAATAATATCTTTAGATTTAAATTATTGAGAAATTTGGCCAGACCATCGGGATGAATACCTATTCTTGTTTGTCTTATACATTTGCTTTGACATGAGATCCTCTCTATGCTCATTCGTGTCGTTAAGAAAAGATAACCCCGTATTATACGTTCTATTTCTACTTGTATCAAGCATATTATTATCCTTAATAGGCTTTCTATCATATTGAGGTCTGAAGGCAGACATTGGATCTTTATATATAACACCTGTGACATTTGAAGGATTCGTAAAATTAGGCTCGAAGAAAGCATCCTCAATGCTTTTATCAATATAATAAACTATATCCCCTGCGTTTATATCATCATAAGATTTATAATTCGCGCCATAATTTTTTAAACTGGGGTCGGTATAAATATCAGCAAGTTTTATACTTGCATTAAGAGGTGGTCTATCGAGGGTTTGTATTTGGCCGCCATTAACTACCGAAACCAAACGAGGATCATTGCTAGTGTATACTGTAGAATTACAACCTTTGTTTCCGGGGCAATCTACCTTTTGAAATGTTTTATCGAATGCACTTTTATATACATTTTTATTTAAGATATTAAAATCATTTAATAGTCGTGGTTCAATTTGTTTTTTGAAAATTTCTTTTTCACCACAATTATTATATTTACCAATATTGCATTCATATTTTTTGAAATCGCAATTTTTTATGGAAAGATTAGAATTATAGCCTTGTGTTGATCTAGTATTATCGCAATCGTTATTAAAACAATTACATAAACTGGTTGGATAATCTGTTATCATTTATTTTATATATTTTTTTTATTTTTTTAAAATAACTTAAGAATAAGTTTTTATTATAAAAAAATGAAGACCAAGAAATATAATGCTGATGATATCAGTAAATTCGTTTTGGATTTTATCGAAAAGAATAAAGATGAAAAGGATACAGCCGATTCTATTATTAAAAAATGGAGTAATCCAAAGACGAAAACAGCTTTGAAGAAGTTTATAAAGGTTAAAAAAAGTGTTAAGGATTCAAATAAGCCAAAGAAGATTGGTTCGGCGTATATATTATTTTGCGGAGCTACTCGAGATAAAGTAAAAGCTGACAATCCTGGCCTAAATAATAAAGAAATTTTGGGAAAATTGGCTTCTTTATGGAAGACCATGAAAGAAAAGAATAACAAAGAATATAAAAAATATAATGACCAATATTTGAAAAATAAGGAGGAATATCTTAGAAAATTGGATGAATATAATAAAAGTCTTGAGGCAACTGACGAGGTCATTGATGATTTTGTACCTGAAATAAAATCTAAAAAAGAGAAAAAGAAGAAGCTCGAGGAACCTAAATTCGAAGAAGAAAGTGATGAGCATGTTGATCGTTCCGTTGAGAGTGATCGTTCCAGACACAGAGATCGGTCTGTTGAGAGTGACCGTTCTAGGCGAAGATATAGACATCGAGATCGATCTGATGATAGCTATCGTTCATATGAGAGTGATCGTTCTAGACGTAGGCATAGGGAACGAGACCGTTCAGTAGATAGAGAACAACCTGTTAAGAAAACAAAAAAAGATATTTATTCAGGAGAAGAATACGAAGCTTTTTACAAGAAGAAGGAGAAAAAGATAAGAAAATCATATCCTGAATTATCAGAGGAAGATATTGTAAAGAAGATTAATAAGAAATGGAAAAAACAAATTAAAAATTGATTTTTATAAATATTTTTGTTAAAATTTATAAAAATGGAATACTATAGCGAAAACGAATATGACTCCGACGAATACGAATCAGATGAACACCAACCCAACTTAAATATAAAATTTACATCTGACGTATTCCTTGAACCTTATCTAATTAATGATAATTATGATGATAGAAGGCTCCGGATTTCTGGATATCTAAAACAAACACGAGCTCCTTTACCCATCATTTCTTATAATAGCCCAAAACACAAAAAGGTTGAAGATGTTCCAATTGAGAAGAAGGAAGAAGATGTACAACTTGTTCTTAATTGGAAAAATTTTAAACATCAACAAACTTTTGAAAAACTAGAATTATTTCCTGCACCTGTAGTCGTACCAATTGTCACTGTACATGTACCAGTCCCGCCTACACCTGTAATTGTGACACCTACCAGTTTAAAACAAACTCAGATGTGTAAAAGCACATTGTCAAGACGAAAATGTAATTATAAAGAATGTAATTACGCTCATAGTTTGAAAGAATTGGTTGTCAATAGCTGCCGTTTTAAAGATAGATGCAATTTCGTTATTAAAAATAATAGATTGTATAAAAATAAAGATTCCAAACGAGTATGCAATTATATTCATCCACATGAAGAAATGAATGACTATTATATAAGAGTTGGTTTGGGATCTCTTTTTAAAAAAAATTGAAATAAAAATTTAATTTGATAAATAAATATCAATATGACTAAACGCTGCTGGTTCTGTGAAAAAATACTTTACGATATATTGATCGCAATATGCTCAGATTGTGAAACACGTAGACGCATACGTAAACGTAGAATAAAATAGACTTCAGAATAGTTATATACATATTTTTTAAACTGGCTTCAGTTTAAAAAATTAAATTACCTTGAATTTCCATTTGTACCCTACAGGATCGTTTTTTGTACCTTCTAAAAATTTTCTACACATTGTTATATTGATTTTCATCTCATTTGCTGCTTCTCTTATACTTAAAAAACTTTTAAAAAGTACATCATCCTTATAAATATCAACCTGCTTCATATATTTTCTATGCGGCGTAACTTTATCTATTTTAGGAATGATTACCCCATCTTCCACATACCGCCATAAAAACCCTTTACTAACAAAATTATTTCTTATCGCTCCATAAATACTACTTGGTGTAACATCGTATTCGCTAGCAGCTTCATGTCCGGATGAGAAAGTTTTTATAAATTCACCATCTGTATTATACTGAGCAACAGTTTTAATTACATCAGATTTCATTCCATCTATATTTTTTTCTTTTTGTTCATTTGCAAATTTCCACATATACTTACCCGCTGTTTTAATTTTTGTAGGATTTCTACAATTTGCAGATATCTGTCCAGATGAAATATTTAATGCGTCTGCTGCTTCCTTAACGCTTTCAAATTGTTTTATAAAAACGCCGCCAAGAGTATATTGTCTGACCGGTTTAAATTTTTTAGTTCTGTTATTTTTATCTTTATCAAGACAGTCAATGCACGTTTTTGTAAAGCCTGTTGAGCTTTTCTTGAAGAACTCTAATTTTTTATCTACATTGCAACGAAAACATTGTCTTTCATCGGTTGATTTTCTGGTTTTATCTTTTATTTCGTCGATTTTCCGATATACTGCACCAATTACCTTTGCTATATCAAAATCATGTTCGTCAGGATTGAATCTTATCCAATTAGTATCGTCTATGTTCAACTCTTTATTCACAAAATCCATTCTTTCACGTTCTTTCCAGGGTTTTCTATCAGCATGTCCGTTTTCATCGCATTCCAGAACTATTTTGTACTCTGGAAAATAAAGATCTAAATAATATGTTCCTATTTTGAATTGATCTTCAAATTTTTCTGTTTTAAATACATTTGTTATAGTTGAAAGAGTTTGTTGTTCCTTGGTTAAGCATTTACGATTAGTTGTGTCGATATTGAATTTTTTGAGAAGATGGAGCACGTCGGGGGATATACGCTTGCGAGATTTTACAAGAATTTCAACTGCACCATCTGCTGTTATCAAGATTGTTCTTGGATCAAGATTCGGAATTTTAACACCAGGATAATCTCTAAATTCAAGCTGATTAGACTTGGATACATTGTTTATAGCCTGGTTAACATTTTTGTAACCCATTAGCGAAGTAATCTGATACCCTACGAAATATTCAAAAAAAATGCCATTGCTTACATATGAATATGATAATATATCTTCTTCCTTGATTTCATCTTCTTCGTTAATTTCATCTTCTTCGTTAATTTCATCTATTTTAATATCATATTTATTGAAAATAAGTGATGTTTCTTTTGAAATTTTTTTGATTATTCTTTTTAATATTTCTTCAATCCCATCTTTTGTAATTAGTATGGTTTTTGAATTTATTTTAGGCTCCTTTACACCCTTGTAGTTTTTAAATGTTATTTTATTTGAATCAGAAACATATTTTTTAATCACATCTGTGCTATTATATCCTAAAAGTTTGGCTATTTCTTTGCCGATAAAATATTGAAAATCATTGCCATCGTGGCTATACTCGTATGTTTCAAGCGCGGTTTCGTCTTCGATAATGAATTCAATTTCTTGATCTTCTGTCATTTTTATTAAATAAACGTTGTCTTTAAATCTGTAAAGATATCTCTGTAGATTTAGATCTAGATTAGTTCTATAATTAATTTATCACCCCTCAAATCACCCTCAATATTCCGTCATATTTTCACCTCAAACTCCACGTTCTCAGCCTAAAACATAGAAACGTAGTTCCAACCAAGCTGGTTAAACAATATCTTGCAGACGTCTTCATGGAATGTTTTTCTGTCTATAGTTTTTAAAATAGTAAAATCCTCCTTGTTACAAGGATGTTTGTGACGACACAAAAGTTCAAAAAGGACGAATTGGGTATTAATGAAGTTTTTTCTATCTAGATGTTTAAATTCTTTATCGTACATTTCGGTAAGCAGGTCGAAATCTTGCAGCAATATTTCCTCAAGATGTGATATATCATCAGGCTTCTTACCGGTCAAATTGTAATGAATCAAATTTATATTTTCATAGTGCTTAGTGTATCCTAGCTCCTTTAAAAATATACTGATGTGTTCCTTGGTAATGTTGCTAAACTTTATATTCTGATCATCACTATCAACTAATAAATGATGCAACTCAAACTGATTCTCAAGATCATCATATATTTTTTTAGATATAGTACTGTTCTGCTTACCCTGATATTGGTTCATCGAATCTCTGAAATGAATCTTTCTATCATATAGATATTTATTACCTATGTTTACCCTGTCGATGTCGCGATATGAAGACACATTCTTCAATACAGTCTGCTGAATTGAACAGTTCATACATATGTATATATTTGTATCAATCAAATTAAAATCACTATTATTTTTACAATTTTTACAGACTATCTTATCCTTATTTTTTTTTACTACCTTCTCCGGGATTTTTGGAAGTTCGTTTAGATTTAATTTATTCGCATATTTTGTAAATATCTCAAGATACTCATTTACTATCTTATCCTTTTCTTTATTATTACCAATGACTTTACCCATAAAATTCACCTTTAGCGGCGTATTTAATAGTTCTTTATATTTTTCGAGCAATACTATACTATCAGTTATATAAAAGTTCAAATATAAACTGTTTTCAATATTATAAATATACTCTTCTAAGTCTTTCTCATTGTTTAATAAGGATGTTAATGTATTTGGTCTGATGTTTTTTAACTCTGATGTTTTTCTTAAATCTTCAAGCTTGATCTTGTATTCAGGGATCTTTTTTATCTCTTCTTTAAATTTATTTTTTAATTCGACATCTAAATTTATTATATCAACGTCTTTATCTTTCTCCATTTATCTACAAATAATTATTGTTTAAAATATTATTTAATTTAAATAATATTTAATATTTATAATAAATGGAATATTTTCAGTCTCTATACGACCTTGTTTATGATTATATAAACCCACCAGATGTTTTGTTTGTACCAACCACCGCACCCACCGCCGTAAAACAGGAAGATGTTGATAATCTCATTGACCAAATAAAAAAAGAAATTATTTTGGAAGATAAACATTTTAAAATGAAATACGAAGACCTTGAACAACGCTTAAATAGTTTGCAAAAGGAAGACGACTCTAAAGGCCAGGATGATGATAATAATAACAATTTTGAAAAAATAAGTGTCAAAAAGAAAAAAAAGATTCTAAAGACCGCATTCTTCACATGTATAGTCCCTTAAGTCATCCCTACACAGCGGACAATTAAATGTTTTTTTCTCAAACATCGTTTCATAACATATAATACATAAATGATGCCCACAAGAAGTCTTATGTTTTGTATTATCGTAACATACACAACATTCAAAGTTCTTAAAATACTTCGGATCCATCTTCTTCTCAAACTCAAATAATCTCGACGAATAATAATCTTCATTCTTTTCTAAAGCATTCACATATTTACTTATATATTTATCGAAATGTAGATTGGAATATAGTTCAATTATCTTTGTTGATATGGAATCTATACTTTTGTCATCTGACCTTATTAATGAAAACAAGATATTAGTAGCTTCTTCCTTTGTCTTTCTTTTTAATTGTTTGTCATAAATTATCTCATTATATAAGTGTACAGAGTCATCATGAGACGAACAATACATATTGACTGTTTGAATTTGCAAAATTATCTTATAAAAACCATGAACCATATCATTACTAAGGGTATAACAATTTGATTTTTTTTGTAAACTTACTATAAAGCCTTCTTTTGTTTTTCTATGAAAAGTTATATTATTACGCTTCTCATCAAGCATAAATTCTTTTATATATGCATTAAATTCTTTCGTATCCATTTTATTTTTTTTCAGAATACTTATAAATATAAATTCAATTTTAAAATTGATTTTTTATAATAAATTATTTTTTTAAACAAAAATGTTACAAGATGTCCCAGAAGAATATAGAAATCTCAGCCTTCATATCGCTCTAGAGCGCGCCGATACGAATAAGGATTGGGATACATTTAAGAAAATATACGCGACTTCGCCTGCTTTTTTAAAACAACATTTACAGAATACTAGTATTATATTCGACTATAATTACCAGATGTTACCCATCCAAGAACAGGAAGAATTGTTTAAGTAAGATAAATATATTACTAAGTTTACTAATATATTTAATTTATTCTTCGTCATCTTCAATTTCTTTCTTATATTCAAACCTCTCCCTGGTTCCGATAAAAAATCCAGCGATTATTCCGATTACTGTTATCGCTACAATTACCCAAGCAATAGTTGTATCTGTCTGTGTTACAGGAGCCCATTTAATATTATCTGGATATAACATTGGTTTACCCTTCCATAATATACCTATTACAAGGAATAAACAAGATAAATATGCCCAGGGTATAGTGGCGAATAAACCGATAATTGTGCATGTTAATACTACCATAGCAATACCTTGACCGGTAAGGCCTACATAAAATTTATCTGCTCCAAAAATTCCAAAGAGATATCCTAATATAAGTGCGATTCCTTGACTTGGCGGTTCTGACATTTATTAAAAGAAATAAAAAAATATTTATTTAAATAAATGAAAAAGGCGAAAAATTAAATGTTATATTGCACAAGGTTCGGCTGCTATTTTAAATTTTAATAATAGATAATTACAACTCCTTTTCCACCACTACCGCCTTTACCACCGCCGCCACCTCCACCGCCGCCACCTCCACCACCTCCGCCGCCTAATGTTCCATCTGATCCGTTTATTACACGATTTCCTGGTATTATTATTCCATCACCTCCTTTTCCATCTGTTCCTATACCTCCTTTGCCTATTGTTTGATCGTAAGTTGTACCACCTCCTCCACAACCTCCATTTCCATATTTATCAACTAAAGTATTAGTATAATCTTTTATAGATGTTTTCCCTCCGCTAGCACCATTTCCATTTTGTTCAGCTACAGCCAGAGAACCACCACCTCCTCCACCTCTTCCAACTCCATTTTCTGCATTATTGGCAGGATACCATATGTTATCCTTACGTATTCTATAACCTCCTTTACCTCCTTGTGTACCGCCTCCATCACCTCCTGCAGCGGTAACATTATAACCAATTATATCACTTCCACCATCGCTTCCGGCAACTCCTCCAGAAGCTGAAATAATATTTGTTAAAGAATTATCGGATAAATTAATTTGCGATATAGTTGTAGGAGTTCCATTTTTTGAACCTCCATTATTATTACCACCGGTACCTAAAATTATCTTATAAAGACCGGACGATAAATTTAAAGTACCAGTTTTAATTTCTCCACCTTCGCCACCACCTCCACCGCCGGCACCCCCTCCACTACTATTTCCTCCGTTTCCACCTGCACCTCCTCCACCTACTAAAATATAGTTTATTGTTTGATTGTTTGGAAAATACAGATATCCATCTTCAAAAGTTAAATCATATATTGTTTGATAAATTGCATTACTATTTTTTGTATTTCTATTTAATATTTGAAACATATTATATAGTTTGAGCGCTGAATTATCATTTGCTATTTTAACACGATTTGCCCACTGAAGATCGCATTGATTTTTAGCGTTATCTACCTGATTTTTGCAAATGAAATTAAGTATTGGACCTTGTTTAGGCTCAGGATTTGAGCGATTGTCATAAAAAAATACCCCAATTGCAATCATCACAATAAAAAATATAAGAATAGCAATTAAATAAATTTCTTTCTTTTTCATTTTATTATAAAAGATATTTAAAGAAATGAATTCTATAATAAAATATGGAAGAACAACTATCTATGGAAACGTCACCAAAGACGGAACGAAAGCACATGTCTAACCCGAAGAATTTTTGTGAGGAATTACTGAAGTTGAATATAAGGTATGAACATTTAATTGAAGCTCGTGCATCTATTAACTGTACCAATGTAGCGAGAATGTTTATCGGTAAAAGCTCAAGAGGCGGTGTATCTGCCGATATTATTGAAACGTGGATTAGAACTTTTGAATACGTCCAGCAGCACCCCGATGAAGACGATCATGATCAATATACCGCTCGCAGAATTGAACCTAAAAAAGAATACTATGATTATGTTGAATTGATTAGCAAGCCTATTCCTGAAGATGTTCGTGAAAGTTGGAAGCAATTGTCTAATCCGAAATTGGGAAAGGAGGCACCAAAATATGGGTATACTATTGGTGTTACAAATGGTAAAGCAATAAAGACTTTGCATATAAGAATGGATGAGATGTTTGAAAGAAGAAAAAATAATATTTGGCATAAGAAATTTGAAGAGGTGGCTCCAAAAAAAGATATTGATTATAGAATGATGAATGTACCAGATCTGCGCGCACTTTGCAAGGAAAGATCTTTGCCAAATGCGCATCTCAAACAAAAGAATTCAATCATTAAGCTTTTAGAAAGAAATCCTTTAAACTCGGTTTATACTGAAGTAAGTGACGAAACAGTAGTAAACTATGATAAGATGGTTGTCAAGAAATTGAAAGCCCTCGCAAAAGAAAGAGGAATCGTTAAATATAATAATTTGAAAAAAGAAGAATTAATTAAGCTTCACAAGGATTATGATAAGGAAAAAATTATTGAGATTGAGGAGGAAAAAGAAGAAATTAATACTGAGACTACAGATGAAAATATTAATAAAACTATTGAGGTTTTTAACTTTAATGGTAGTGTTATAAGAACATTTGGAACCTATGAAGAACCTTTATTTTTAGTTAAAGATGTCGCTGAAATTTTAGATTTAAAAAATTATTGGAACGTGTATTCAAAAATGGATGATTATATGAAAAAAGATGGCCTCCAACTTTTGGAGGACACCCTTGGACGAATGCAAAAAATGGAAGCTATTAATGAAGCAGGTTTATATTATATGATAATTAAATCAACTAAACCAATCGCGAAAGATTTTCAAAAATTGGTTTTTAACGAGATTCTACCAACTATCCGTAAGAAAGGAGAATATAAACTTGATAATAAAAGAAAGATGATACTTCAAAGACCTATGCGGCAACTTTTAACTCTATCAGAAATTGATATTGAGGCTGAAGAATTAGAAATGAAGTTCGATATGTCTTTGTATTCCAATAAAACTGTAATATATCTAGCTTATATTGGAAAGAACTTGATAAAACTCGGTTTCTCTGATAAAAGATTATGCAAAAGAGAAGAAAAACATACTAGTTGTGAAAGTCAATTTGAGCAATTTAGAATTATTAAGGCGTTTGAGGTTTCGGGACAACCTATTGAAAAAATTATTAAAGATTTGCTACATGTGTATAATGTTAAGTTTCATTTTCAATGTGAAATTTATAAGCCACCGGGTAGTTTAGAAAATTTTATTGAAATTGTTGCTAATATGTTAAACGAGCATGATTTGAAGTTTCAATTAGATAATTTGCGAGCGCGTTATAAAGAGCTTGAAATTGAGAATTTGAATCTTAGATTAAGATTGAATGGTATGTAAATTATTTTTAATTTTTGAAAATTAAAAATAAACCTGAAATTAAGACGATTACAAAACTGGGAACGTTTTATATTCCCTAACCTTTCGGAGAGGGACAGATCATACCTTAAGCCTATCATTGATGTTTGCTAGACATCTAAGACCGATAATCCGGTGATCGTTGAGGGAGAACCATTATCTTGCATAACGATTTTAAGTTCTTTACCCGCGGATTGCCCAATATTGTACATTCTTACTATACCCGACGCTATTAACGTGGCCACACATTATATTTCTATAATGGTTTAGTAGTACAATCTTAAGGGGTTTCCCGACATTATAAATTATCTCGCCCGTGTTTATCACGGACTAGGTAGTTATATCAATCAACATAAGGAAATTGCTGATTGGTGGTAATTCAAATGTTTATCTCTAATAGTTTTACCACAACTATTAAAGCATCTACCTATTTTGGGCTTCCCAAAAATTTTACCCAAAGCTCCACCTGAGATTCTAATAATATTATTATTGACAGCAGTGATGATGAATTCGTAAGTTTGAGCATCGTCTTGTCCAGTTCCAGGATCTGCTCCTCCAGCATAACCACTGACGGCAGCGGCGGATGCTTCGGGAATGATGCTAACGTTGGTCAACTTACCATAATTTGTTGATCCCATAGGATCCAAACAGATGAAATCAAGGGAATATGAGTATGAATGGTATCCAGTAACGGTAGGGATGACTGGAGCATGGTAGTAAGGGTTGACAAGAGAGAAGTAGTCAGATCCCATCTGAGAGAGACGGTTGGTGTTCTCATAGATAAGGGAGGTTTGAAGGATGGGGTCAAGAGCAGTTGCAGTGGGGAGAGTGTATACTGCATTTCCACCAGATCCAGCGACTGCAACTCCAGAGGCGGCAGTGTAGTTAGACCACTCAGCTCTGTCAGAAGTATTACGAACAGCGAAGAACAAAGCCTTGATAGCGTGAGAGAAACGGATATCAAAGTTGGGTGCATAGTTAGAGCTGGTAGGTTGATAATTCTGTCTTGGTGCAGTTTGAACTTGCTCGATCAAAATGTCCCTAGGAGCACAGGCCATACGCTTACGTTCATCGTTGGAGACGATAGCATAGTTAGCCCAAACTTGGGTGGCACCACTTAGAGAAGGGATACCAGAGGCAAGTTGATTTCCACTGCTATTGACTGGTCCACCAGTGCTGGTGTTATCAGTGGGAATGAGGTTAAGAAGTTCATACCAATCTCTGAAACTGAAGTTAATACGCATTTCATTGTAAGGAAGGGCAGCAGTAGGAAGAGCAACTCCACTATCACGTCCATAGAAGAATGGAAGAGGAAGGTTTAGAGTAGCAGCCTGAAGAGTGTATCCGGGAAGAACAGGGTTAATCAAAGAAGGAATGTTTCCAATCATATTTTGATAACCGATCTGCTTGCCAGCAGGTACAGTAAAGGCAGACCAGAAGTCAAGGTGATAACTATCAAATCTAGCAGCAACCAAGTCGTTGAAAGTAATGCAACACTCGCGGACAATGTTGTGCATCAAGTTGTTAGTCCACTTGAGACAGTTTCCAGATACTGAACTTGCCAAAGTAACGGCAGGGGTTTGTAGTCTCAACCAAGTTTGGAGCAAATAATCTCCAGCACGAGAAATGCTGACTGACCATTCCTGTCCAAAGGCAGGTGTTCCAGACGCCCTAGAAAGAACGACAGGGACCATGGTGAACCACGTAGCCTTACGTGTCTCTCTTACAAAATAAGCGGTAGCATCGGGGCCACCATACATATACTTTTCAATTTCGTCGAAAGTTGCTAAATCAATAAATCCAGAAGTTACGTTACTTGTGCAAATAGAAGCCATTGTTTTATTATAATAAAGAAAATAATTTGTTAAAAAAAAATTATTTTTTAAAATTCATTTAAAGATTTAATATTTTTTCTTGGATTTTTTTAAGTCATTTTAGTTATAATTTTGAATTATGTATTTTTTAAGGTGAATCGAACTTGTTTTTCGCGATACATAGATAGAAATAATTTAATTTAAAGATACAAAAGGAAAAATAAATACATGATAAATGTACTCTCATCGTGAGCTTCTTGAAACATTTAAATGTTACCAGTATGATATTTCAAAAAAAATTAGAATCGGTAGATTACGCGATGGTGGATATGTACTTCCAAATCTTCCATACACTAAACTATATAGCTTTGTTATATCAACTGATATGTCTTTTGATGTAGATTTTATTAACAAATATAAAGATTCAACTGTTGAATTTTACGATCCAACAATATCCAATCTACCTTATTCTGATATTTATTATGATGAAAATAGAATACAATTTTATAGTGTTGGTTTAGGTTCAATAAACGATATAAAAATTATTAATGGCACAAATTGCACCGTTAAAACTTTAGACGATATAGTGTCCAAAGAAATTAATAACGATATGTTACTTAAAATAAAGATAAATGGAGATGAATATGAATCGTTGTCTTCTGCATCTGAAACCACCTTGAATAAATTTATGTCCATCGTTATAGAATATAATTACTTATCAAGCGATGATAATATAAAAAATAAGATTGATTGTGTTGAAAAAATCAATAAATTATTTTATCCGGTGCATATACATGCAAACAACCATACCCAACCCATTATTAAAGATGAAATATATCATGTACCGGATGTTTTAGAAATAACTTATATTAGAAAAGATTTATACGACGGACAACCTTCTTTTACAAAAGATAAATTTCCAACTGTATTGGACTATCCAAATCATGGATTTAATGAGGAAATTAAATTTAATTTCTTTCCTTTCAGACCTTATTATTTTAGTCTTAGTGTAATTCCTTCTAGAATCCCAAATCTGAATTCTGTTATAGAAAAACTTCAAAATCAACATATTAAACCTGAAAAGATCTTTGTAAATATTCCAAAATATTATGAACGGTTTGATTGCCAAGGTTTCATACCTACAAATATTAAAGACATGTCCAATGTAGTTATTAATATTTGCGAAAAAGATTACGGACCAGCTACAAAATTTTTACCAATTATGAATATAGATGAAGTAGATGATGATGATCCTGTTATTATTATCGATGATGATGGTTTATACGATCCCAAACTCAGTTCTTATTTATTAAAGGATTCGGTAAGATATCCAGACTCTTGTATTACAGTATTTGGTATTACAAATTCAGCATATTTATTTAATAATTATATTTGGATAAGAGATTCAAATTCTCAAAATCTTGAACCGTGTGGATATAGAGAATATAACGAAGGTTATATAGATTGCTTTGAAGCTTTTAGGGGTACTTTATTAAAGAAAAAATTTTTCAAGGATGATGTGTTTATTTTTCCAAATCCAGAATATAAGTTCAGCGATGATGTATGGTTTTCCGGGCATATTTTAAAAAATAATTTTACAATCTTTATTTCTTGTTTTAATAATGAACAACATATTATGGAAGATGATAATGGCTTATCATACGATATGTCCATCGCACTTAGAAGAATGACGGATACAGCTATTTATTTCCAAAACACATATGGTATATGGAAAAATTAATTTTTAATACTCATAACCAGTATTAAAAACAAATTATTCTTCTAAAGCTTTCACTAACTCTTCAATTTTAGCCTTGTTTTCAATAATAATTTTCAAGCTATCGACAATATTCATTTCCACCGTAACACGATTCAAGTTTTTCACAATTTGTTTTAAAGTTGTTACTACGCATTTGCGTATCAATAAATCATTTTGTTCGTTAAGACTTTTTAGTTCGTTATATTCTTTAATTAATTCATCAAACATTTTTTATTTATACACACTCCATCTTTAAATATTTAATAATATAAATTCAAATAATAAGACAGATGTAATATAATATTTTTTAAAGTAAACTGATATCGCGATCGAAATAATTAAAATCAACATATAAAGTGTTACAGTAAACTTTAGATTTATTGTAAAAATAGGTAAGTTTAAAAACCAATTTAATTTTTTGAACCCACCACCGGCTAATATATTATTAAGTATAGAATTTGAAGTTGTATTTATAGTTGATTCATTAAAATTATGTGATATAATTTTATGAGACTCAAGATAATAATATTCAAATGTATTACTAAATAAATTTTTAAAAGCAATCATAAAATCAATATTATATTGTATTTTTTCGAATTCCTGAAGTAACTTATTCACTCCTTTTTTTGATAATATATAACAAGTCATTGACAAAGGGAATATTGGTTTGCAAAATATATAATTATCTATTTTTATTTGTTCTGATAAAGAAGAAGTAATACCTGTTTCTCCGAATAAACTTAAAATATCGAATTTTAATTTTGAGTACACTTTATTAATATTCTCCACAAAATCAGGGAATTCATCGGTAAAAATAGCATCATCTTCTGCAATGCAAATTAGATTATCTGACGATTTAGCAAACAATTTCCAAATAGCAATATGACTCATTGCACATCCGATAATTCCATAGTTGCATAACAAACCGTTACATGCGGAAGTTGTATTTGCTTCAATTTCTTTTTCTGTTAAATCTCTTCCATATATAGCATTAAAACGTTCAAATGGAAGATCAAGATTGTTTAAATTTTCTGTTATTGCTTTCAAACGGTCTACACTTTTTTCTAAATTAATGACAACTAGCTTCATTTTTAAAATACAATCTTTTTCTTAAACTCTAAATTAGATACCTAACATTTTTACCCCAATAAAAGAAGTCATAAGCAGGGTTATGATTGTTAAAAATATAAGAATTCAAATCAGACTTAATATTTTTTTAGTTGGTGTTTTACCTTCAACTATTATCCAAGATATATTATAAAAAAAATAAGATATTGTAAATACAAGGCAGTAAATAGTTAAAATCTTTATATTATAAATATAAATAGTGTATGGATCTTCATTGCTCAATTCGCTTCTTAATTCCGGCATTTATTTTAAGATATATATATATTTTTGTTTTAATTTAAAAGAATTGAGAATATTATAAAATGAATTACGGCGAAGCTTTTGATACTGGTTTTATCCCTGATAAGCAGCACATATACGATATGTTTACATCTTATTATAATAATCCGAAGATGACTAAACTAAAAGATATTGAACAATATTCGATGTATGTAGCGAAGGCATATTGTCTTTTAAATAAAGAGTGTAGATATCTAATAGTTATAAAAAATATCGATAAGAATCCCCCTGGATACATCCAACAATTAAAAGATATAGATTGGACGTCCTTGCAAACTAGAAGTTTGTCAGAAAATTATGAGGTCGCGACAATAAATTATACACCTTCAATGAAAGGTCCACTTACCGCGCAAATAGAAAAAATATCTACAACTAAAGAGGCAAGTACATATAAATGTGAAAAATTCCCTTTAGTGATAACACTTCTTCATACGGATAAGAAGACGGCAGAGATATATCAACAAAAAGGAAACATTATATCAGCACTTGAAACATATGAAACAATCATTACATTTAATTAATTTTTAAACTTATTTGAGTTTGAAAATTTAAGGCGCCTGAACATATAAAGTACAAGGGCAAGAGTTAGGGATGTTTCCACTACCATAACTTAATTGTGCTAGTTTTAAGGGGTACATATTAGTGCTGTTGCATATTTCATTTCGATTTAGTGGTAAGGTATAATTGTTACTATTATAAGGTTGTTTACAGTCATTTGCTAATTGCTGAGGCGCGAGTGACTGTTTTCTTCTAACAAGATCATCATTTAATAAAAATCCGGTACTATAGAAACTCATTTATTTATAAATATTTTAATTATTTTAATTATTTTCTGCAACGACGGAAAGCAAGATTGCTTGATTTTTGGGATTTGCATTTATACAATAAATATATTAAAACAAATACTAGTAAACCGAATCCAACCATAGATCCTATGAACAAATTTTGATATAAAGAAGCATTATCGGTGCTACTGTCACCTGATTGCGTTTTTAATTTTCCACCAAGGGAATCTGAAGGTGCCTCTGTGGGGGTTGGAGCAGAAGTAGGGGGAGGTGTTGTTTGAATTTTTTCACAAAATCCTCTATCTTTATATTTACCATCTTCTGATCGTAAAACGCAATTTTCATCTGGATTACAGTCGTATTTATCGCTACAACCTCCAGATAATGAAGGACTTCCGACTTGTATACACGGTTTTTCACATTGGGATGCGTTTTTCGCAACCAATCCATTTGGAGGACATGAACTCCTCATATCATACGGGGACATGCATTGTCCATTACAATAAAATTTTTTTTCTTCAGTTGAACTTACACATTCAGTACAATCATTAATCATACTGCTATCAGGCCAAAGATCGGTTGTTGAGCAATCTCCAAGGTTGGGTAAAGGTGCACGAAATTGGGACATTTTTTTATTATATACAATAATAAAAAAATAATTTATATTGATAATTCTTTTAGAACTTTCAAAAAGTCATTTGAAATTTGTTTCTTTTGTTCGATGATTCTATATAATATGATATCCCCTGATTCTGATATTTCAGGATAATGTGGATTTTCTTTTCTAGGATCCCATTTTCTTATACCTGGATCGGTAGATACCATATAATATACATTCACAACTCTTTCTTCAGGTGGTAAATTAATATGTGATTTAAATCTAATAGCTCTTCCTACAGCCTGATCTAATGCAGATTCATTCCAAGGCGGACCAAGTATAATAACATTCATAACTTCTTTTAAATCCAGTCCTTCCCCGCCCGCTTTTGTTATTACTAAAACATCATACTCGCCGTTATTAAATTTATTTACTATATCTTGTCTTTTTGATTTATCCACATCACCATATATTAGGGCATAAGTTATATCTTCTTTTTCAAATATTCTTTTTAATGGAACCACCCCGAAATCAAGCCAGTTTGTATAAATTAAGGTTTTTCCACTTTTTATGATAGGTATAGATCTAATTATCTTTCGGCTAAAATATTCAGTATCTGTTTTTGATAAAGCGTTTATAGCTCTTCTGAATCCGTTGTAAAATTTCTCAGGATTATAGAAAACAGTATCACCTACAGGGTCACCTCCAATAAGAGTTAAATATTTGTCATAATAATCCATAGACATTGGGATATTTATGTAATGTTCAATTTTTTCGGGGAAACTTGCTTCATCTTTGCAATCAACGACATCAACCTTATCTTCCAAATAATGAATTAGCAAATCTAAATCGGCATCTGTATATTGTTTTGTAATATATTGAGTTACTATACCCTCATCAAATTCTTTTCTTGTACCAATTATTCTTCGACCGTATAATATATTGATTATAGTTCCAAAATCAGTTATACTATTGACAAACGGTGTAGCACTTAGTAACAATCTTTTATGAGATCGCATGGCACATTGTAAAACAGAATCATACATTGACGATTTTAAACTTCTAAGATTGTGTACCTCGTCAATTATCAAAAGTGTTCTGTCGCAATCTATCACAACGTCATTTTTTGTATCATTTAGAAATTTTGAAAAAGAAAAATAACTATATTTATCGGAGTTCTGAACGCCGTACTTCTTCATTTCTTTTTTGAAATTGTCTATCAAACCTGCTGGTCCGACAAAAACAACCTTGTGATCTGGATACTGATCTAAATAACATTGAGATACAGTAATAGATGTTAAAGTTTTTCCACATCCTAAGCCATGTACAACAAGTAATGAGTCATTATCATTCATATAGCGTGCAACTTTTATTTGATGATCCTTGAGACTTATCTTGCTCCTACTTATACAGGTAGATTTAATTTTTTTCGAGCCTTCAATCTTCCACCTATATGATTTTCTTTTTTTATTTTCATCATTTCTTATTTTCTCTTTAGCTTTTCTCATATCACTTATAATTTTTTTACCAATGGCTCCTGTTTTTTTAACACATTTTCCTGTTTCCGGATTTAAAATTTCATCATCTTTACAAATACTGTCTGAATTTTTACTTTTTAAAAGTTTGTTTTCAATAGCTCGTCTACTCACTGGACGCCTACTCGCGACACGGCTACTTACTGGACGCCTACTCGCGACACGCCTACTTACTGGACGCCTACTTGCGACACGCCTACTTACTGGACGCCTACTTGCTGGACTTTTACTTTTTAAAAGTTTCTTTCCTATTGCTCCAGTTCTTTTAACACACTTATTACTAACCGGATTCAATATTTCATCATCTTTACAAATAACTCGTTTACTCATGTGACGTCTACTCGTTGCACTAGGACTAGGGATACCATAATAAGCAGCAAATTTTTCTCTTCGTCCACTTCGTCTTGCGGATCGTATATTTTTTAGAAGTTTCTTTCCTATAGCCCCAGTTTTTTTAACACACTTATTTGTAACTGGATTTAGTATTTCATCGTCTTTACAAATTCGTTTACTGACAGAACGTTTACTTGATACACGTTTACTACTAGTACGGCTAGGAGAACTTATACCATAATAAGCAGCAAATTTTTCTCTTCGTCCACTTCGTCTTGCGGATCGTATATTTTTTAGAAGTTTCTTTCCTATAGCTCCAGTTCTTTTAACACACTTATTTGTAACTGGATTTAATATTTCATCATCCTTGCATATCTTAACCATTTTATTTATTAAAATATTTTAAAATTGATTTTAAAAAATATTATTTATAAGTATAAGTATAATAACTATATAATGGCGTGCCTTAATTTACAAATCGTTTCAGATATTCACATAGAGTATAAGAACGATGAGATACCAAATCCGTTGGATTACATTACTCCAACAGCCGAAATTTTAATATTAGCTGGAGATATCGGCTCACTCTACAAAATAAAACAATTAAAAGGATTCTTGGATATATTATGTAAACATTTTAAAATTGTCATATATGTTCCTGGTAATCACGAATACTATTTAATGACTGATTACAATCATCTTCCAATGGAAGAGTTAACTAATAGATTATTAAATCTTGAAAAAGAGATTGACAATCTCTACATTTTGAACAGAACAAGTATCATAATTGGTGATATTTGTATAACTGGATGTACCTTGTGGAGCAAGGTAAACGTAAAGATTCCGAGATTCATTGTAAAAATAAATGATATGAACAATGATGTATATGATAAGAAGTTTAGTACAGACTTGAAATATATCAATCAAATGATAAAGTATTGCAAGGCTCGAAAACTTAAATTAGTCGTTGTAACTCATTATTGTCCCACTTATAAAGTATTGGATAATATAAAAACAAAGAAGGACAAGTTCATTTCTTTATATGTAAGCAACTTGGAATATTTGTTGACTTCGAATTATATTCATACTTGGATATGCGGACATATACATCACAATTTCGATTTTAAAAGTGAAAATGGTACACGAATAGTGGGTAATCAGCTTGGTAAGCCCCGAGATAAAATCACTGATTTCTTGAAAGATTTTGTGGTTCAAATATAGGCTGAAACCCGTCTTTTATAATATATTGTTTGATAATATATTATATAAAAATATAAAAAATAAAAATATATTAATATAATAAAAATGTCAGAACTTAATTGTGATGTTGAAGAAAAAAAATGTAGAACGAGCACTAAATATAAAAAAAGTGACATAGTTGATCTTGCTATAAAATGCGGTATCGAACCTGGAAAAAAATCTAGAAATCAATTATGTGAAGAAATTGTCAAACGTAATACAGGTGAGAAACCTAGATCTAGGGTAAGTGGAAGAAGAGAAAAATTTGCTGCACATTATAGTATAAGTTCTCCTAGTAGTAGCCGTAGTTCTCGTAGTAGTAGTCGTAGTTCTCGTAGTTCTCGTAGTTCTACTAGTTCTAAGCGTGCAGATATATCAAAAAAGACAAAAAATGAATTGATTCAGATAGCAGAATCAATGGGTATTACAAAAATTAATAACCGTTTAATTAAATATTTAAATAAAGATGTTATATTGAAGGCTATTCAAGATAATACACCTGAAGAACAATCGCCAAGAGCTTCGCCAAGAGCTTCACCAAGAGCTTCACCAAGAGCTTCACCAAGAGCTTCGCCAAGAGCTTCGCCAAGAGCTTCACCAAGAGCTTCAAAAGAAGATTATAAATTGAAACTAATTAATAAAAAAGTTGCGGAGTTGAATACCTTACTCAAACAGACGAGTATAAAATTGAACAAACCTACAAAAAAAGCAGATATAATAGAATATCTATCAGCCCTTCAAAGTAATAATGTTTGTGATCCTGAAAATAATCAATTTTGCGGAGATGGATTATCATGTGATGTAGGGAATAAACCAGGACTATGTATCCCGGATAGTATTGCACAGTCTCGTAAACTTGAAGAATTTATTTACAATGATAAAAAATATGTAGGAAATACAACTTCAATAAACGCTCTTAGAAAAAAATTGGATGCGCTTCGTCCTGAAAGTCCCAGATCTGTAAGCAGTTCACGTTCTGCTAAATCTGTAAGCAGTTCACGTTCTGCAAGAAGGCCAATATTACCTGATCTCGAATTACCTCCACCTTTAGATTTGAACCAGAAAGGAGAAATTCCAGCATCTTCTCCCAGATCGCCAAAAATGACATTGTTCGATTTACTTTCTGAGCGCCAGGGAGTTCAAGAAAAAAAAATAGATTATAGTGATATTGAAACAGTATTAAGGGAGATACAATATAATAGAGATCCATCCGATAAATTATCTGATGTTCAATTAGAAATACTAAAGTGTTTGGGCTTGCTAAGCTAAAATTTTTAAATAATAATATTTAAAAATTATTGAATAATATTATTTTCAAATAAAAAATCTTCAAAGCTATCTAGATCCATATACTCACATAGTTCCAATCTGTTTTCAACAACATATTCTAAAATTTTCTTATGTGTATGGTAAATATCATCTCTTATTTCATCATAGTATTTTTCATCTTCAAGTTCTTCGATAATAAAGTTTTCTAATTCTTTATTTTCGTCTTCAAAATCGTCTATACTAACTCGTTCTTTTTTATAATCTTCATCATTGTTTTTCCTTTTTGACATTTTTATTTATAAAATATTTTTTTTAAATTTAAATCAAGTTAATTAATTGTGTATCTTTTTTAAGTTTTGGCCATTTTTTATCTTCAGTAAAGCACTCATTCGAACAAAAATATATTAAATAGATATTGTTATCCTTGATTTTTATACTTTTATGATCGTCGTTTTCTATTTCAGATCCGCATTTTTCACAATTTTTGTGTTCTTTCCCGTCATGTTCATCTTCGTCGTCGTCGTGTTCATCTTTGTTGTCGTCGTGTTCATCTTTGTTGTCCTCATGTTCATCTTCGTCATCATGTCCCCCATCATCGTAGTCGTCGTCATCATCGTAGTCGTCGTCGTCATCTCCGCTATCATATATTTTTGAACGCATCGTAAAAGGTTTAAGCAAAGGCATATTATTTGAAGATAAAATACTATTAACACTTGTAAATAATGTATCAAGTAAATCAGGCGCGGCGAATTCGTCTACTGCAAATTCTTCCATAACAACAGGCGCGATTTCTTTTTTTGGTAATTGATAATGGCTATTAATATAATCTATAAAATCATCGGAAAAAGGATTGTTTGTGTAGGTATTTACAAAATTATTATTTTCAATAACATCCTCAACATCAAAACAATACATTTTATCATTCTCCTTATAATAAATTAATTTCTCCCTTGGTAGTCCTTTAATATCTTCGTAATTAGAACAAGAATATGAAACAGGATCCATCTTATAATCAATTACATCTGTTTTCATTTGTGTTATCATACTATATGGGATCTCACTATTGGTGTATGGATTTTTATAAACACGCATTCCATCTACAATATTATTTTGAGATAATATTTGCTCTATTACCAAACAATATTTTTTTTGATTTGGATCAGTATATGCATATAATTTTTCAGTTGGTACATTTTTTATATCATCGAAATTAAAACATTTATTTTTAAACTCATCATCTACCTTATAACGACCGTTCAGTTTTACAATAAAATCGGTAGGGTTTGTAATCCTTACAAATGGATCTCTATTGACGTAAAGTCTTTCCGCAAAATATATTACAAAAATATCTAAATTGAGATTGAGTTCATTTGCAAAAATTTGTTTTGCTCTTTCGTTTGTGGATAAAAATATTTCAGGAAGTTTTTCTTCAGGAGACAAGTTTATTAATGCTCGTGGTTTGTAATACCCTTTCCTTAATTTATTTATAAAATCAGATTTAAAACTGGGATCTAAAAAGATTATTAATTTTCCTAGTTGAGTCGCAAAATCACCAATTGTTTTTGATTGGTCTGCAATGCCTTTTACAATTTCTGATGCTATTTCATCAGCATTATCCATCTTTAAATATTCTTCTAATAATTGTTTTCCTATTTTTGAAGCATATATACCTTGAGCACCCGCATATTTTGATAAATTAGTATTCACTGGTTCATTTAAAATTTTAATATAATCTGGGTTAATACGACCTTTACCAACTCTTGGAGGTTTAACAGGTTCAGGCTTTACATAATCAGGTGTTTCACGATTCAAATAAAATTTAATTTTACCAACAACATATGGGTCATTCATAAATTCTTGATAGAACTCGAATAAAGTTAAACTTTTTGTTCGAATGAAATTTTTTATAAAATGCTTCTTTAACTCTAAAGGTAACTTACTAATCTCTATTAATTCATCTTCACCAGTTTCTATAAGTGTTGTATTTATATCCTCCTCGTCGTCCATATCAATAAATTTTAATACCTTTCTTATATTAGCATCAGATACAGGTTCCATAGTTTGAAGTTGTTTTGTTAGTTCATATGCTTCTTGAATAGATATTTTTACTTTTTTATAATCGACAAGTATTTCCTTATCCATTCTTTTTTGATAAACACCTTCAACTAACCCTTTTAAATATAAATTTATTAAACCTTTTATTACCTTGATATCAAACTCACTTA